GGTAAGGTTGGCTTCATGAAGCATCGTATGGACTTGGACTACAAGGCTAGCACCTTCGTGAATGGTGAGCGTGTGTCTGTGACTGATCTGCTCGACAATCGCCTGACGCATACTGTGGATCAGTACCTTGACGGGGTTAGCACTCAGGCAGCTTTGGCTCGTAAGGGTCTGAGCACTCCGTCTGATATTGCTGCGCTTCGTGCTGAGCTTCTGCATAGCATCCCAGACGAGGCGACTCGTGTAAGGGCGCGTGACTTGTTCGACAATAGCATGAATCACTTCCACGGGCGTCCTGCCGGTGGAGCTATGAATCAGGCAATGCGGAACATGAGTGCGTACGGGCGGATGATCGCTCTGGCGAACTCAGGGCTATGGCAGACCACGGAGTACGCCAGCATGATGGCTAGGTTCGGTATCCTGAAGGTTACTAAATTCGCTATGAAGGAGATGCCGGGGATCAAGACGCTGTTCAAGGAGATGGAGGCTAACCCGAAGGTTGGTAGGCAACTCCGTGATGTACTCACTGAGCATTCTGAGAACAACGTGCGTATCCGCCCATTCACTAATCGCTTTGAGGATGGATTTGAATACGGGGCCGGTGACACGGCATCCCTGCTGGCCCATCAAGGCGCACAGCTAGTCCCGTATGTGAACGCCATGAAGTTCATTCACGGCCACCAAGCGAAGCTAGCTAGCAACCTAATTGTGGATCGTCTTAGTATGGCCGCAAATGGCAATGCAAAGGCAATTGCTGCACTGGAAAAGTATGGCTTAGGGTCGCAGGTAATGGACAAGCTAAAAGTACAGCTTAGAACGCACGGCCATAGTATTGACAAGTGGGATGATGGTGTATGGGCAGCAGTACGCCCAGCATTCGGCAAGATGATGGATGAGGCAGTTCTTCATGCACGTCTTGGCGACGTACCAGCATTCGCTGCGTTCGATCCGGTGGGTAAGTTCCTATTCACGTATCGCGGGTTCATGCTCTCTGCTCACAACAAGATTCTAGCCGGTGGTCTAGCCCGTGATGGTGTTGGCCCTACTGCACTCATGCTGGCGTACCAATTCCCATTGGCCGCTATGGCTGTGCAGGCTCAGAGCCTGATGCAGGGTAAGGGTGTTCTGTCCGACAAGGACATGGCAGCTAAGGCACTCGGTCAGATGGGTGGGCTAGGTGCAGGCGCAGAAGTGGCTGGGGTTATCTCCGGTCAGAAGCGCGGCTGGGGTTCTCCCGGTCTGATCCCAGTAGATCGTGCAATCGACATCGTAGGTAGTACCGCACGTGGTAACTTCGCGCATGTCGGAGGTACATTGGCGCAGATGATTCCCATCGCGTCCTTGACTCCCGCACGCAATCTTGGAAAACTCTTAGAGGATTAAACATGGCCTATAGCACTCAGCGAGTCGTCAGCGATGGCTCGCTCGTGCTGCTCTCAGTTAGCATTGGCTATCTGGAACGCAGCCACATCCACGTGTTCTTCGACAACGTGGAAAACGCCCTTACGTGGGCATGGGTTGGCAGTACGTCCAATCAGATTTCATTTACCCCTGCCGTACCTAATGGTGTGGAGGTTCTAGTCGCTCGAAAGACCGACATCTCTGAACCGTATAACATCTTCACTCAGGGTGCGCAGTTCACGGCTGAGTCGCTGGACGAAGACATCTATCAAGTTCTGTACATCGCTCAAGAAGCGACTGAGCAAGCTGTCACTGGTGACTACTACTCCGACATCAACATGCATGGGTACAAGATTACTAATGTAGCCGATGCGGTATCCTCTCAAGATGTAATGACACTGGGGCAGGCTGTAGGTATTGTACAACCTTATGCAGATGCTGCGGCATTAAGTGCTGTCTCAGCGGATTCATTTGCTGACGCTGCTGCGGCATCCGCTGCCGCTGCCGCTGCGAGTGCCGGTAGTATTGCAATTGGAGTTCCCGGTGGAGTGGCAACACTCAACGGGTCTTCAAGGGTAGTTCAGAAGGCTTTAGATGCAGATCACGCAGATACAGCTAATACTGCCACCACTGCAACCTCAGCCGTCACTGCTTCCATCGCCACAACTGCTAAAAACCTATTAGGTAGGGCACAACTCGGTAACTCCGGTACAGCAACACATAATTTCACCATAACTGCGGAGGCGGACAATGGTACGATGAAGTTGGCTCGGGGTAATCCGGGTGCAACAACGCAGGACATCTTGACGGTGGATGCGGCAGGAGTTGTGAAGACTCCTAAGAATGTGGTCGCGTTTAGTGTGTATCAAAGTACTGCTACAGTCCTATCAACTTCGTTTGCGAAAGTGCCTTTTAATACTAAAGAGTTTGATACAGCAAATGTTTTTGATGCAGTCACTAATTCTAGATTTCAACCAACAATAGATGGATACTACTGGGTGCATGGTGCTGTTACCTCAACCGCTGCATCTACAACTCTCCAAGTACAAATATACAAGAATGGGGCTAGTTATAAACATGGTGCGGCTGCTTCTACTAATGAGTCATTTCCTTGTAAAACGGCAACAGCTCTTGTTTATTTAAATGGCTCTACAGATTATGTTGAACTTTGGGCTATTTCGTCTGCTGGAGGCAACACGTACCCAATGGCCCCATTAACATTCTTTCAAGGTCATCTCCTAGGTGCCGTATGACCTATGCCGTATACTTTGTACTTTACCTCGCTGTGCAGCTTTGCGCGTACGTAGTTACACCAGTGCTTCCGCTGTTCGCCCATCGTAGGTATGGATGGCTCGACAATGCAAATTCCTTCGGGGAGGCGTATCGCCTGCCTAAGTGGCTCGCGTGGTTCGACACTCCCGACAACTCATTGGACGGTGACTACGCCTTCACTAAGCGTTACCTGAACTCTCCGAAGTACTGGCGGCACTTGTGCTGGTTGTACCGGAATAGCTTGTACGGTTTCAAATGGACTGTGCTAGCTGCTCCGATGTATCCTGATCGACAGGTATATGGTACGACTAAGCTGGACTATCACGCAGGCGAGTACGGGTCACTCCGTATTAAGATGGGCAGGTTCTGGCAGGTAAAGGTTGTAAGGCGATTCGGCTCTCGGGTCTTTATTGGTAACTTCGGTTGGCTATTGGACGACACAAGTAAAACCAAGGCGCTATTCATGTTCTCACCCCGCTTTAAGAAAGTTTAACATGGCAAAAGCAACTCCTCTGGCCGAGCTTCAGGAGTTGCATCGTCTGGTGGCGAAGTCCTTGAATCAGCGCATCACGCTGGACATGGATGATGGTATTCCCACCGACGCTGCGACTCTCGGTGCGGCTATCAAATTCCTCAAGGACAACGCAGTGACTGCCGATCCGGCTGACGCTGATGACCTATCTGAGCTTCGTAACAAGTTGAAAGAGCAAGCTGCTAGTCGGCGTGCTCGTGGAAGTAATGTAGTGGCTCTGGCCTCTGCTGACCTTCAAGTAATGGAGGCGTAATGGACATCCCAACCCGGTTTGCGCATTCCGCGCTAATGGCGGAACAGTACGAGAAGTTCGAGGACTTCGCGGAAGATGGCATGCTCTTCCTCGGGTTTAGTTTGACCGATATGCAGCGGGACATCTCTGACTTCATGCAGAATGGTCCGCGACTCCGTATGGTTATGGCGCAGCGAGGCGAAGCTAAGAGTACCCTCGCTGCTCTGTACGCAGTATGGCGTATTATTCAGCGGCCTAGCACTCGTGTGCTGATTGTATCCGGTGGCGAGAAACAAGCCTCCGAGGTAGCGACTCTGGTCGTCCGTCTGATTACCACATGGGACATCTTGGAGTACCTGCGTCCAGATAGGCAGGCTGGGGATAGAACCTCAGTTGAAGCCTTCGACGTACACTTCTCCCTGAAGGGTCTTGACAAGTCACCTAGCGTGGCATGCGTCGGTATCACATCGAACTTACCCGGTAAGCGTGCTGACTTGCTCATCCCAGATGACATCGAAACGAACAAGAACGGTTTGACTGTGACGCAACGGCAACTGCTGCTGCACCTGTCAAAAGAGTTCAGTTCTATCTGTACGCACGGAGACATCCTGTACCTTGGGACTCCCCAATCTAAGGACAGCATCTACAACACTTTGCAAGGGCGCGGATACGACATTCGTATTTGGCCCGGAAGGTATCCCACCGATGAAGAGATCGAGAAGTACGGGAGCCGACTGGCCCCGTTCATTGCTGACCGCATTACAGCCGACCCAAGTCTTCAGCGAGGTGGCGGTATCGACGGTAGCAAGGGACAACCTGCTGACCCAGAGCGATACACTGAAGCTGACCTCGTTGAGAAAGAACTCGACAAGGGACCAGAAGACTTCCAGTTGCAGTACATGCTGGACACAAGCCTTGCTGACGCTGCGAGACAGCAACTCAAGCTAAGCGATCTAGTCGTTGCGAACTTCGCACCTGACCAGCTACCTGAGATTGTCTTGTGGCAAGCTGCTGAGAAGTACCAAGTACCACTACCTGCTTCGTTCCCTGTCCCGCTTACGAAGATGTACTACGCACTACCTGTCGATTGTAGATTCACTACGACGAAGGACGTTGCTATGTTCATCGACCCTGCTGGCGGTGGTTCAGACGAACTAGGTTATGGCATCGCTACTGCACTCGGCCCGTACATTCACGTACTGGACGTTGGTGGTTTGAAGGGTGGTTTGACTGACGACAACGGCGCTAAGCTAGTCGAGGTCATGCTGCGCTCTAAGGTGACTCGCGTGAAGGTTGAGTCAAACATGGGCCACGGCCTATTCGAGATCAACTTGAAAGCGATCCTAGCGAAGCACGGTATCACGCACATCGGTGTAGAAGGCGAGTACAGTACAGGCCAGAAGGAACGGCGGATCATTGACTCCCTTGTAGGCGCTATGCAGCGTCACAGAGTTATCGTGCATCAACAGGTGTTCGACTCCGACATTGAGTACGGAAAGCAGCACGCCCAAGAAGCACGTACGCAGTACAGCCTGTGGTATCAACTACAGAACATTACAACCGATAGGAACTCACTCACGCATGATGACCGGCTTGAATGTATGGCCGGTGCAGTTCGTGAGTTCAAGAACGTCCTGATGCTCGATGAGCACAAAGCCGCTGAACAGCGTGCTAAGCAGGAAGTTCTACAGCACCTAGCAGACCCTATGGGGTATGGTGGGAAATTACAATTAGGCATCTCGTCAGGAACCCGTAGAGTGGTTCAAGGGAGGCGTGGAAGGAAATGAATGCGATGGAAAAACATGCTAACCTCATCACTCAGGGTGGCGCGTACAGTGCTGTTCTTGGTGGCTTGACCGCTAACGAAATTGCTGCGTATGGTGGTCTAATCATTGGTACAGTAGGTTTGCTCATTAACTGGTACTACAAGGCGAAGGAAGATAGACGCGCTGAGCATCATCTCCGAAACCGGAGGGCTACTAATGCAGACTCGGACTAAAGTCTCTGCTGCACTGTTGTCGCTGAGTCTCGCTGGTGTCACGTTCATCCAAGAATGGGAAGGCACCAAGCAGACTGCGTACCTAGACGTTGTTGGGGTTCCTACGATATGCACAGGGAGCACAAAGGCGGTCCGTATAGGACAGGTCGCTTCACTAGGTGAGTGCCAAGAACGGTTGGTGCAGGATACACATGATGCGGGGAAAGCCCTTGCTCGATGTGTGACTGCGCCGGTCACTCAAGACCAGTACGACGCATTGCTGAGCCTAGCGTTCAACATCGGTGGCGGTGCCATCTGTGGTAGTACCCTTGTACGTCGCCTGAACTCCGGTGACTGCTTAGGCGCATCAAACGAGTTTCACAAGTGGCGCTACGCAGGCGGTAAGCCCGTGCGCGGATTAGAACGTAGACGAGCGGCAGAGTCCGCTGTGTTCCGAAAGGATTGTTATGGCTATTGATATAGCTTCCCTAGACTCGCTCAG